TTCTTTTCCATCACTTCAAATCTTTAATGTTTATTTGGCAGGACGGATGCCATACCTGAATATTCCGGGCAAACATCACATCCCTGGTTTCTATCACTACGTGTCCCTTTGTCTTGGCCCTGCGCAGACGGAGGTCGCTTTGTATGTTACGTTCTACCCAATCGTCCACCACGGCCTCCGCTTCCTGTCCTTTCAGGAGTATCTGGTACAGCTTATTCTCCCATTCCATTCAAATAATCCTCCATATTATCGTCCTTCAATGTTTTGGCAGCACCTTCTTCCCAAATCACATAGGGCTCACCGGGCTTTTCCATAAAGCGGCTCTTGCACCAGGCCTTGAAGCAGCTCACCATGATTTTCACATCGGCATCATATTCCACCTTGCGGGCGCTTCTGCCTGCCGGATGTGACCCTTCAGCATGGCTGATGAAGATAAACAGTTTCTTGGGGTGGCGCTCCTTAAACTCCTTGTAGGTCTTGTAGTTCAACCCGCTGTACTGGAAACTGTCGATAATCACAATGCCGGGACTGCCCCGGCGCTGCAGACGTTCCTCCAGCTGATCCATCGACTCGCGGTCAAGGATAACCAACCGCTTGCGCACCTCATCCATCTTATGCCGTTTCAGGCTCATCTGAAACGAAAGGCCGGTGCTTTCTTCCAGACTGTCATAGATCACGCGTCCGAAACCGCACAGGTACTTGGCCAACTGCATCACAAAGCTGCTCTTTCCGTTCCCGCTGGCACCCCAGATAATCCAAACGCCGCTTTTGGCAGGGTTGCCTATCGAGGCTTGCCAATCCCCGGTAAATTCATACCGGGGTATCTTCATATTCAGCACCTCACCGGGGCTGTAGGCTCTTTTCAGTTTCATGCTTGCATCCTCCTTAATTTTTCGATTTCGGTATATACGCGCCGCAAGCCGCCTCCGGTGCTGTGAACGATCTTGGCAATGTCGGTACCGTCCGGGGCATTGATTTTGGCTACAATGGCAGCCTGTGCCTTCAGGAACTTTTCGCGTTCCTGCGCATCATCCGGGGTCACCTTGCTGTAGGAGTCACCGTAGCGGCTCAACATTTCGGTATAGCCCACCTTCTTGCCTTCGATGGCGCGGTTGATCTTTTCCTTCAGCCCGTCTGCACCCATCATATACCACGCACAGCAGCGCTCGGTGGCGTTCCACAGGGCCTTCAGTTCAAGGAAGGCTTCATACTGCAGGTCGCCGGCTTCGTCCAGAATAACCAGGGGCGTATCTATCGTGCGGAGGTAGGCTACCAAGTCCTCATACACGTCGCTGTAGCGTCCGTTGCTGGTCACGCCGAATTCCTTGGCAATGTAGCGTATCAGCTTTAACTTGGTCTTCACCTGGCTGCAGTCCACATATACGGCGTGCTTGTGCTGCTTCACGTAAGCTTTCGCTGTAAAGGTCTTGCCGATATTGGGCATATCGCACAGGATGGCGCTCAGCCCGCTTCCCTGGCACACTTCCAGCTGCTTGCTCACAAACACATAGGTCGGGGTCTGTGCTGCCAGCCAGGGCATTTCTGTACGCAGTTGCACGCCCAATCTTCGGGCTATGCCTACCCAGTTGGCATCACTGACCTGCTTTTCATAATTGCCCCGCTTGATGGTATTGTACACACTGGGGGCTATGCCCAGTGCCGTAGCATGGCGGTTGTCACTGGGATAATTTTCACGGTCGGCGGCTATCGCTGCCACAATACGTTGCTTTACTTCATTTGTTATTTCCATTTGAATGCTGTTTTAAATTCGTTCTAACGTCGTTAATTATATTTTGGCTACTGCATCATGCTCGAAGGCACTGATGTCCATATAGGCTGAGTAATCTTCTTCCTCGGCTTGGGTAGGAAGGGGAACGGCTTCCGCCTGTACCTCTGTTATCAGTTTCGCTTCCTCTTTGGCAAGGATACCCACACGCTTGATCTTTCCGTCCTTCATCATCTTGTCGAATTGGGCTACATACTTGGATTGTTCGGTATAGGCTGCCTTGTCGGCTTCGGTCTGCTCAGCTGTATTCTCATTGTAACGGGCTACGGGCTTGCAGGTGGCGATATATCGTCCGTTCTGGTAGATATGTACCTCGTTGATGGTTCCGTCGGCATCGGGCAGATAATAGGCATCTACCTTGTAGTTCCTCGGCTCCAGCTTTTCGATGATTTCCGGGCTGGGCAGTCCGTATTGGTTGTACATCACCGTGCAGTAGGTGTTCTGCCGGATGGTTGTTTCGGTGTGCTGCCCGATGAACCGGTAAAGAACGGCCTTGTCCCAAGGTGCAAGGTTCGGGTTCTGATGGGCGCAAAGCACATCCCATCGGCTCATGCCCGGATAGCGCTTTTGGTTGGGGTGAGGCTGCGCGTTGAAGGTCCGGATGGCGCGTATATCATCGGCTACCAGTTCTTCATAGCTGTAGGTCTTCACCTTGTAGGTGTTGTTCTTTTCGTCATACACCTTCTCTTCCTTCGGGCGGTTGGCTTCCAGCTTGGCCCACCAGCGACCGATACCTACCTGCGTGCGTTTCTCCACGCCGTACTTCTTTTCGCGGTTCTTGTGCTCGGCACGTTTTTCACGCGAGTTCCCGGGGTTACACCAGCGGATCAAGGGGAAAACGGTACCGGCTTGCATCAAGCCGTCGGCAAAGTCACTTACCAGGTGGTGTTCCACTTCCAGCTCGGCAGGGATATACATGCCGTTCCGGTCCAGGGTCTGGAACATGTTTCGCATGCAGTCCAAAAACAACTCGGTAGTCTTGTACCGGTTGTAGGCATATCCTACCACAGCGCCGCTCACCACATCATAGGCATAATAGGCTTTCACACGGTTGCCATCCTTCATCGGGCGAGGCAGGTCGCGGTCATCAAGGCTCACCTTGCTCAATGAGAACTCACCGATGCTGCGCAGATGGTAAGGGCGGTAGGCGTTGTTGAAATCCCATTGGCTCATGTGAAGCTTGGCTCTAAGGGCCTTGTTTTTGGGGTTGTTCAGGTAGTTGGCTACCGTGGCCGGACTCAATACCAGCGGATTTCCGTCCTTGTCGGTAAAGTCTGCCGGGTTCAACACCTCGCCGGTCTCGGGGTCATACAGTTCCAAATCACCTTGTACAAACATATTGTACTGCTCCCACACGGTGGTATTGAAGGGCTGCTCCGGCTGGGCATCGATGCTCAGCAGCAGGCGCTCAATGTCGTAGGTCACCTTCCGGCGGTTCTGGTTCATGAACTTGCGGCTGATAAGGCTTTCATAGCCGTTGGCCTTAAAATCATTTACACGCTTCTTGAAGCGGTTGGAACTCACAGGCAAGGTATGGCCGAACTCTGCTTGATAGTAACTGATAGCTCCAGCCAGTTCTCCCCAGTTCACTGGTCCTGCCTTCATGGCCTTACGCATAAAGGTGGCATCCTCCATGGCACGCATCACAGCTTCAATCACCGAAGCGTTTACCGTATATTCCTGGATGTGTTCCGGCGGAAGGGCATCACCGTTGTCAAAGCGGAATCGGGTGTAGAACTCCCGGGCTTTCGCATCGATGTGGTAATGGCTGCCGAGCCAATTTCTTATAACGTCCTCTTTCATGTCTCCGTATTTTAGTTTTATCCTTTCCTGAAACCGCAGTGGCATGGTCGCTATCTCTACCAGTGCATAGCTTCCAAGCCCCTTGCCGGGTCGCACTACGTTGATTTCTTTCTTGGCCGCTAATTTCTTGTAATTGGGTACCGACAGGATGGGAGCAAGTTCTTCTTCGGAAAGAGTGGAAGGATGAACGCCTTTCAGCGTGCGGCTTCTGCTGTAGTCAGCCTTCCCGTTCACCATCACCGGTCGGTCGTCGTAGGTCAGGTCATTGTAGGATATGCACAATATCTTTCCATAATACTCCATTTCATTTCTGTTTATAAGGCAGCTGCCATCTGTTGGGTCTCGTGCTGCAGCTGCATGAAGTCTGATACAAACTCACATTGGTAGGTTTCGGTCCGTTTTCCGTCCACGTACACGTCCACATCGTTGGTCTTCCGGTGGACTACCAGTTTTACACGGGGACCGAAGGTGCAGGTCATGGTTTTCTCGCACTCTTCAAAGGTGGTTTCGCAGTTCGGGATGAAGTTCCCGTCGGTCAGTTTACCGCCTCGCTTCAGGGCAAGGGTACGGATCCGGCGGGCCTGGTCGCTGTCACGGACAAAATTCAGTGCCTGCCACACAGCCTGACGGCTGCACTTAAAGGTCTTCATCAGGAAGGTCTTTGTCTCGTTATCTGTCAAAATCTGCTTTCTCATATCGTTTATCTCTTGATATATTGCTCATTTATAATTCCTCAATCGCTTTCCGCTTGATGTCATCCGAATCATCCGGAAGTATCTCGTAAAGGCGTGTTCCCTTCTTCAGTTCCTCAATCAGCACCTGCATGGCTTCCTCGCACACACAGCTCACATTCTCTATCACCCGGTAGGCATCCGAGTTGCTGATCGCATCCTCTGTCATGAACTGTCCGGCCAAATCCATAGCCTGGTCGGCAATGTTCTGTGTATGGGCCGCACTGCTTATCATCGTGCGAAGCTTCTGCTTGAACTGGCGTTCAGCCCTTCTTCCTTGGTTGAAATTCTTTGCCATAAATCTAAATTTTAGAGGTTTATATCGTGGGGCGCGGGGAATCGAACCCCGCGGCTTTCTACGCTTTCTTATTTCGCTTTCTCATTTTCTATTTACCAACTTTCCGGCCGTGCCTGCCGCCCCTGCCCGTCTTTCCGGGCTGCCAGTTATCCGGCAATCTCTTTGCCCTCTTGTTTCTTCTGCTCGTGCCACCTTAGTGTCTGAAACGCATCATAGTTCATCACGAGTAAAGATGTATATAATTCATCTCGTAACCTTTCATTCTTGTTAGGTACTGCATCCTTGATTTCATCAAGAACATCACCAAACGCACTGAGGAGTTTTTCCAATGTTTCCGGTTTTACCTTTTTCAATAATGTCTCTTTCATAATCTTATACTTAAAATTCGCTAATCACACGCCTTTTTTGTATATTTGGCGCGCTGTTTACATCTTAAACACGCTGCAAATATATAGAATTATTTCAATACACCAAACTAAATATGGAAGAAAATCAATATAAAGGCATGAATTTTATAGAAAGACTTCAATATTTCATGGAGAAAAAGGGCATAAATGACAATCAAATGACTGTCAATGCCGGTCTTTCTGTTGGACTTATCGGGAAAGCAAAGGTGTCTGGCAAAGGTATGAGCTCAATGAATATTGAAAAAATTCTATTAGCCTATCCAGAATTATCTGCCGATTGGTTACTTACTGGTGCAGGTAGCATGTTGAAAGATGATTTGAACGGCATTCAAACAGCAGACGAAGCCAATCCTTCGACTCTGCCTACAACATCTATGAACCCATCTGTCGGCACACCATACTACGATGTTGACTTTATTGGGGGATTCGATGAGGTGTTCAACTCTCAGGTAAACATACCCGCCACCAACATCGTAATAAGGGGATTCGAAAAAGCCAGCCTCTGGTGCAATGTCACCGGCCACTCCATGGAGCCCAAAATAAACCATGGCGACATTATCGCCCTGCGACAATGCACACTCAACGACATCCAGTATGGAGAAATCTATGCAGTGGTATTGGACACCATCCGTACCATTAAAATCCTGCGCAGGTCGCCGGATCCAAGCAAGTTGCGCTTCATTCCCATCAATACAGAGGACTACGATGAGCAGGAATTCGACAAATCACGCATCATGAATGTCTTTGAAGTCATTGGAAGCATCAGCAAGTTCTTCTAATGAGGAAGCACATGCGTCATATCACCCAACAGGCACAATAAGACGCACGCACACACTTTTAGAGGCATTTACAGAGTATCAGGATGCAAAAACAACTGTAAATCAAAGGCTTCACGCTATATATATAATGTGTATCAATAAAATAAGTGTCGTTTTTCCTATCTGAAAACAGCGAAAAACGGCACTTATTTACTTTTGCTACATTCTTTCCTATTTCGTGCGAACCCTACAAAATCCGAAAAAGTAACCCTAAAAGTAACCCTAAACTCATTAAAGTAGTAACCCTAAACAGTAACCGTAATAGTAACCCTAAACTCAAAATTACCACCCGTAAGGGCATAAAAAAGGGGAGCCATAAGCTCCCCAATCAGCATTCAAAGAAATAACGCCTACAAGCCTTTCTAACGGCGTTATTATGTCGTTCTAACCATTGCCCTTACTACCGCCCGAAATGAGCGTAGATTGCTTAATTATAGCCTTTTTCGTGCATATTGTGCCGTTACCAGACAGTCCGGCATGAAGCAGGTAGTTCTTGGTCGCTCCCACCTGATCTGCAGTCAGAACCGTATAAACAGCAGATATACTGCTGAAATACCAGTCTTTCTGCTTCGTTCCATCTATTTTATGCAGCAAATGCACATGAATCACTTTTGCCATACTCGTTTCTATTATGCTGCAAATATACCAAATAATGCTTATTTGGAAGAATTTTAAGGCATCATATTTGAAAATAGGCACAAGAAAACGACCACACA